ATATATGAGTGAAGCATGGAAGCGTAAAGAAGGGAAGTCGCCAACTGGCGGCCTTAATGCTAAGGGACGGGCATCATACAATAAAGCCAACCCTGGGAAGCCTGGACTAAAGGCTCCACAACCAGAAGGAGGCGCTCGTAAGCGGTCATTCTGTGCGCGTATGAGTGGGATGCAGGGGCCAATGAAGGATAAGCAAGGTAGGCCAACCCGTAAAGCATTAGCATTAAGCAAGTGGAAGTGTCGTTCGAGAAGAAGTGGCCGATGAAGCACGTTATATCCTTCTCTGGCGGCATGGGTTCATTTGCAGAAGCAGAGGCTTGTGTCTCTAAGTATGGCAAGGAGAATGTTATAACTCTATTTGCCGACACTCTCATCGAGGACAAAGACCTGTACCGCTTCATGAAGGAGTGCAACGCCTTTCTTGGCTGTGAACACATTACCATTGCAGAAGGACGTACACCTTTCCAGGTATTTGAGGATGTGAAGTTCATGGGTAACTCTCGGATAGACCCATGTAGTAGGGTCCTGAAGAGGGATTACCTAGACAAGTTCATTACTAAGAACTGGGGCCATGATGAAGCTGAGATACATCTAGGGATTGATATCACTGAAGAGCATAGACTCACAAGATTGCAGCCCAGGAAGCTACCATACGTCTACAGGTCCACTCTGGTAGAGGATGGTAGGATGATAAGCAAAGACTACAGTAAGCAGCATGGCATAGTCCCACCGAGACTCTACTCGTTTGGATTGGGCCACAATAACTGCGGGGGATTCTGTCCTAAAGCGGGAATGGGCCACTACTCTAAGCTGCTGGCCGGAGATAGGGAGCAATATTTAGAGCATGAGAACAAAGAACAAGCGGTATATGATGCCGTTCCCAATGCTAAACCGTTCCTAAGAGAAGTAGTGAACGGTAAACTAACCTACAAGACCTTGAGAGAGTTTAGATTGTCTATCGAAGAGGGCAGCAAACAGCTAACCTTAGATGAACAACTAGACTTTGGAGGCTGTGGTTGCGCTATCTAAAATAATACTTGTACTAATCGTATTAATCGTGTAGTCTTGTAATTGTAGTGCTAGTTATTTCCTAACTATTCTAATGGGGGTTCCACATGAAACGTCTGTACTGCATCAACTGTAAGTATTACAAAGCTCATACGTCATCTGCAATGTTCGCAGAGTGTTCGTATGCGCCTGTTCAGTCTTTAGTTACCGGCAAGCTCAAGAATCACTGGTGCGAAATGGAGAGGGTCTCATCTACAGGGTGCGGGTCTGAGGGCGTGTTCTATATGCCTATTGATACGCCACGAGACTATGCGCCTGACACTGACGACAATAGCAAAGACTATCACGGCTGGTAAACCTAACCTAACTGGAGAACATAATGAACGATAGACAAGACTTTGAGCCGGACATTCGTAACGCTGCTTGGTGGGCAAGTGACAGCCGACAAGCTGCTAACGGACGCGGTAATGATGTAGTGCTTACTAAATTAGGGCTAAAGACTCCCCCTGACCTGTCCGATGTTGAGGCAGTTCAAATGGGCCATGTAATGCAGCCGCTAATTGGAAGACTAGCACAAGACCGCCTAAAGATGGAACTCAAGAACGCGGACTATATGCTGACTCATCCTAAAGAAGTCTGGATGCGTAGTCACTTTGACTTCATATCTGCTGACGGGAAGACGCTAGTTGAAGCTAAGAACTATAACGCTATCGTCCGTAACAAGTACGACTCTGACGCTAACATAGTTCCTGCTGCTGACATGGCTCAACTCATTCACCAGTCCGCCTGTCACGGTATTGACCATGTGGTTTTAGCTGTTTTATTTGGGGGCCAGAACTTCGAGACGTTTACCTTCGACATCACTGACGACCAGAGGACTGACTTGATTAAGGACATGGCCCTGTACTGGGGAGCCGTTCAGACAGGACAGCCGCTAGAGCCGGAGACAGTAGCCCAGGCCAAGCTAGTGTACGCAGTAGATAATGGTAGCAGGGTATCTGCCGGTAGCAACGTAGAGAAAGCAGTGACTCAGCTCAAGGCTATCAAGAAGCAGATAAAGGAACTGGAACTAGCAGAAGAGCAGTATCAGTTAGCTATACAGAACTACATGAAGACAGGTTCAGAGCTGGTATCAGTGGGCGGCACTATCCTGGCTACATGGAAGCAAGCAAAGGCATCGGAGAGATTCAATGCTTCTCTGTTTGAAGCAGCAATGCCGGACATCTACGATAGCTTTGTAGTAGCACAGCCTGGTAGCAGAAGGTTTATCGTCAAATGAACAACCTTGACATAGCAATATGGGCAATGGCAATAACAAGTGTAGTTGATTTATTCCTAACTTTATCGGAGAAACTATTATGAACACAGCAATCATTCCGTTTAATGATATGCAAGCAATGGCCGAAGTAATGGCTAAGTCTAAGCTCTTTGGTATGACAGACGCTAACAGCGTACTAGCTTTAATGGCTATCGCTCAGGCTGAAGGTCTGCATCCTGCAACAGCGGCCCGTGATTACCATATCATCCAGGGGCGTCCTGCACTCAAGGCTGATACCATGCTGGCCCGATTCCAACAAGCCGGTGGTAAGGTAGAGTGGAAGGACTATACCGATGAGAAGGTAACCGGTCTCTTCACTCATCCTAACGGCGGCAGTCTGGAGTTAAGCTGGACACTAGAACAAGCTAAGGCTATCGGCCTAGTCAAGCCAAGCTCAGGCTGGATTAAATACCCACGAGCTATGCTTAGGTCCAGGGTCGTATCAGAGGGTATCAGGAGCGTTTATCCTGGTTGCGTGATAGGTACATATACCCCAGAAGAGATACAAGACTTTGACCCTCCTGAAGAGCGTTCGATGGGAAAGGCTGAAGTAGTTATAGAACAAGCTAAGTCTGGGGCTGAAGCTCTCATAGCAATGAAGAACGACATTCCTAACTTCTACCAAATCTATCTGCCGGACGGTACGGTATATTCTAATGATGCTACACAGGAAGACTGGATAGCGTCATACGTCTTAGTCATCTCTAAGATTCGTGGCTCAGAGAAGTATACACCGGACCAGAAAGCAGAGAAGATAGCTCTCTTTAGGGAGGCCAATGATGAAACACGCAAGTCGCTTTCTGCAATCAATATCGCGAGACTCGCTCAACTTAATGCTCAATCCAAAGGAATCTAAAATGGCACATGAACCAAGCGAAGGTAAAGGAATATTTACCCCAATAACAAACAAGAAGACTCCTAACAGTCCTGACTGGAAAGGCCAGTTAATGCACAAGGGCGAGATTGTTAAGTTCGCAGGATGGATTAAGAAGAGCGCCTACGGAGAGTTCCTTAGTCTAGCAGTAGACAACTACGTTCCTCCAGCGCCACAAGAGTATCCGAGAGAAGTAAAGAGCAAGAGTAATGACGACGACGTACCGTTCTAACCTAAACCTAACTGGGGAATAAAATGAATATAGTTAAATTGAAGGAATTAAAGAATTCGTGGATTGTTGCTGAAGATAATGCTGATAAAGCTAAGGATAGATATCTTGCCGCTTTAGAAGAGATGGTAAAGGAACAGGTGGCTAAAAATGATTAAGCATACTGTTCGTAAAGCAAAGCGTTCACATACAACTGCTGATGAATGTAAGTTCTTGAATAAGATAGGAAGTTACTCCGATAACCCTATGATGGATAAGATTGGCTATCTTAAAGCCTACATTGCAATAGCAGGGAAACGTAGCAACTGGGAAGCTATCAACAAAGCAGAAGTGCTTGACCACTGCTACGACCTGATTAATAAGGCTGAAGCTATTGCTACTGTAGCCGTAAGTAACAACACCCTCACTATCAAGAGGTCAGCATGAAATCCATCATAGCAGGGATATTCATAGGTATGCTCCTAGTAACATTCAATGCTACTGCTGCTGTCAAGTGTAAGCCTGACGGTCGTGGCGGTATGTGCTGTTGGGATACGGATAGAGATGGTCCGTTTCCTCCGATAATATGTTAGGGCTTGTAGTTCAGATGGATAGAATTCTCGCCTACGAAGCGAGAGGTCGCAGGTTCGAGTCCTGCCAAGCCCACCAGTGACAACGCTAGTCCTTGAGCTTCCCTGCCCTCCAAGCCTAAATACTTACTGGCGCAACTGGCGTGGCCGTATGGTATTGAGTAAGAAGGGCAGGGAGTACAAGGCGCTAGTGCAGCAATATGTTGTAGAGAACAATGTACCTAAACTGGGCGATAGCAAATTGAAGATAATGATGGTGCTTAGGCCCAGGGATAAGAGAAGGCTCGACATTGATAACCGTATCAAGGCTGTATTTGACGCGTTAGAGGAAGCCGGCGTATTCAATGATGACTTCCAGGTAGACCACCTGGAGATGATTAGGGGCGACATAATCAAAGGGGGGAAGATTATTGTCGTAATTGAGGAAATAGAGACCCCCTCAAGCCCAAATGAGAAGCCACTCGTGGCTAGTTAGGAACATTACGGGGCAAGTGTTTTGGGTAGCCCCACTCTTTTACTTTAACTTTAGGGGATTAACATGGGTAAGAAGACGCACATATTTGTAGCTACACCGATGTACGGCGGTCAGTGCTTTGGATTCTATACACAATCCATCCTTTTACTGAACCGTGAGCTAAACGCAGCAGGAATGGA